ACCACGCCGCTCGCCGGGGAAACGGGCAGCCAACGCCTCCGTCTCATCCCAAGTATCCCCACAGAAAGCCAACCCGACCCACGGGTTGGCAGCCTGCACAACCACAGCCGCATCCACGTTGAACTCATCCACGCTCAGATACACGGCCAGATTGTCGGCACCAGCCAGCAACGGCACCACATCATACGAACGCGTGTAGCACCAGAACCCGACCGTCGGATACTCGTCAGCCAGCCGACGCATAGCCCGGGCAAAGTTCCGCCCCGGAATGTCACCATCCCAGAACCAGCGCCACACGGGATCCACGCCGCGGCGCTCGCAGTCAGCCAGCAAGTCATCCAGCATGGGGCGACACGCATCCATCAACGCGGGCACGCTACGTTTCAGCGACTGGTACACCGACCAGTTCCCCATCACCAAAGCGTGCACGCTAGGCCACCGTTCCAGATTCGCCGCATAGCAGACACGCTCACACCACGCAGTCGCACCACCACACGAGAACCGCGGACCAGCGGGCAGCCCGAACGCATTAGCCAGCGGGACACCCCGCCCATCCTTGCGCCACGCTACCCACGGGGCAGTCTTGCGATCAGTCGACGCCCGAAACGCTAACGGTGCCGACACGGTCAGTCTGTGCATTGTACATTCCTCTCCCTAGCACGCCGACGCACCGTAGCCAGATCGTACGTCACCACGACCCGACCATTACGCCGACGCCCAGACTTAGGCGTAGCCTTCACGGTACGCCCATCCAATACGGGTATCGCTCGTAGTTCATCCAACGTCACGCCAGACACGAAAGTGACTGACTCGCCGTTGAACAAAACTGTATCATCTGATGCCATAGCATCAGTCTATCGTCAAAACAGGTCGATCACAACCTCATCCATTACGCATCCATCAGGCATCCATCATGCATCCATCAGGCGACACACGGACACGGACACAGACACGGCCACGGCCACGGCCAGACAGACACGGCGCCAGACTGTACACTGTACAGATATGCAGAATCCCGGCCAGAAAAGAATCCAAAGACCACGTTGGTGTTTGGATAGTCCGCCGATAGCGTTGCCAGTACTGGCAAACCCGCCAGACTGAGAAACGGAGACATGACATGAATGCACTAGCAGAACTAGGAACCGAAACGATCGCCGCTATCAAGGCGGCGGATCGTCACGGCAAGACTGCCACCACGGCAGTCGACCACGGGGCAGCGATCTGGCTGGCCCATGGCCGGGACGGCGGCCAACTCACACCAGAGCGGACCGACGATCGTTGCCAGTGGCGGCTGGTCGACGGCAAGACCATCACTGGCCATGTTGGGACAGTGTCCGCCAACGACGGCAAGACAGGCGCCGCGCTGGCACTGGCACTGTCGCTAGACGAAACCCCGCCGACCACTGCGGCAGCAGTACACGCCGCGCTGGCCAACCTAGGGATCACAACTAGCGACACGCGGCCAATGGGCAAGGGACTGACCTACGTTGCCATGAACAAGAAACGGGACACGGCAAAGCACGTCCGGACCTACGTCGAAAACTATGTGGCCACACGCGACGCCGCGCTAGAGGACGGCAAGCGTCCCGGGACCGCCCGGAAAGCGGCCATAGCCACAGCAAACAAGGCGGCCGGAATGCCAACGCCAGAAGGCAACGGCGGCGGCAACGACGACACTGGTGACAATGTGGTCAGCGTCAACCCGTCCACAGTGTGGCGCCTAGTCGACGAGGTCACGCCAACCGACATAGGCGAGATCGTCCACGCACTGCGGACGGCAATCGCAATCAACGCCATCGACACCGAAAGGCTTGCCCAACTAGGCGGCGCCTTTGACGTGGTGCTTGAGGAGGACCCGACCAACTAGGACACCATGCCTACCCGGGCAGCGGTCCGGGACGAACGGAACCCGGCTGGCTACACGCTGGCCGGGTTCTTTCGCGTCCGGGCGGGAATGTACACGGTACAATCCGGGCCGGGACCCCCCCCTGCCCATCCATTGTCCCACCCCCGCCCCCGACCCCCCGGGCATGGGGGGGGCAGGGGGGGGCCGGGATTACTAGGTATAGATATGGAGGGGCAGTGGGCTGCCGGACTGGTGTTTGTCTGCTCGGACTGTACACCTCATGGCATGGCATGGCTGTGGTTCCCCCCATATGGTTACCCTGTGTGTCCCATGTTGCGAGCAGGGGTTTTGTGGCGGGGACAGTTTGCGACGGGACACTTGGGGGTGTGTTTTTAGGAGGTGTTGGATGCCGCAGAATGGTGGTGGCCGGGGTTGGAAGTGGGATGAGTCTTCGGGTCAGAAGACGATGCCGAAGAAGTGGACCCAGTTGTTGGACTGGTTGTTACAGGGTCCCGATAGGGATCCTAAACATCAGTATGAGTGGGCTGCTGAGGCGGGGATCCATGAGGATTCGGTGCGTCGGATTAAGCGTGATCCTCGTTTTGCGAAGGAGTGGGATCGTCGTGCGGCTGAGTTGAATATTCATCCTGAGCGGACGCAGTCGGTGATTGACGCGTTGCATCAGCAGGCTGTGGGTGGGAGTGTACAGGCTGCGTCGTTGTATTTGCAGTATATTGAGAAGTTTACGCCGAAGCGTCGTGTGTTGGTTGATGATGATCGTGAGGCTTCTGGTTTGTCGGATGGGGAGTTGGCTGAGGAGTTGTTGGCTCAGGTTCACCATTTGAGGGTTGTGGGGGATTAGGGTGGTTTGGCCGGAGGTTACTGAGCGGGTGAGGTTGGGTTCGGGTGTTGATGGTGATGGGGATCAGGTGTGGCGTGAGGAGGCGTTTGGTGAGCGTCCTGCGTTGGGGCCGTGGGGGGATCCGTTTCATGGTCCGGAATCTGATGAGCCTTTGGAGTGCGGGTTGGAGAATCCGGAGGTTTGTGAGTCGTGTCAGTGAGGGAGTGGGTGTTGTGCGGGGCGGTGACGGTGCTGTTCGGGTTTATAGCCTTTATGGTTTGGGGTTTGGGTCGGACGTTACAGTCGTTGTTCGATTAGATGAGCCGTCTGACTGAACTTCAGCGTGAGGCGGAGTGGAGGCGGTGCGCTGAGGATGAGCCGTATTTCTTACGCAAGTATTGGCATATTGCTCATCCTGCTCATGGTCGAATTTTGTTTGATCTCCGGGCGGCTCAGTCTGAGGCTTTGACTCATTGGGATAATAACCGTTATTCGTTGACGTTGAAGGCCCGTCAGATTGGGTGGACGACGTTGGTGGCTGCTCACCAGTTTTGGTTGGCGTTTTTCAGGCCGGATCAGAACATTATTGATTTGTCGCGTACGGAGCGTGAGTCGGTTCTGTTGTTGAGGAAGTCGAAGTATGGTTTTCAGCATTTGCCGGAGTGGATGGTGGAGCGTGGCCCGGAGTCGTTGGTTGAGCATCAGCAGAAGATGGCGTTTGGGAATGGAAGCCAGATTACTTCGATGCCTTCGGCATCCGATCCTGCTCGTGGCGAGTCGGCATCGTTGGTTGTGGTTGACGAGTGGGCGTTCCTTCCCAATCCGGAGGAAGCGTGGGCTTCGATAGAGCCTGTTGCTGATGTGGGGGGTCGAATTATTGGTCTTAGCACGGCGAATGGAAGCGGAAATTTCTTCCACGAGTTGTGGGTGGGTTCGTCCACGGGGACGAACAGGTTTGAGCCGATGTTTTTTCCGTGGTCTGCGGCGGAGGATCGGGATGAGTCGTGGTATGAGTCGAAGTGTGAGTCGATGTTGCCGTGGCAGTTGGCTCAGGAGTATCCGACGACGCCTGAGGAGGCGTTCATAAAGTCTGGGAATCCTGTGTTTGATTTGGATGTGTTGGAGCGGATGGGCGCTGCTGTCGAGGAGGGGCAGGGCGGCTATTTGTGGCGTCCTTCGGCCCGTTTTGTGGAGTTTCGTAAAGATGCTTACAGTTTGGCGTGAGCCTGTTACGCAGCGTTCGTATTGTATTGGGGTTGATACGGCTGAGGGGTTGGCGCATGGGGATTATTCGTGCGCTCAGGTGTTGGATGTTCGGGGTGGTGAGCAGGTTGCGGTGTGGCATGGTCATATTCCGCCGGATACGTTGGCTAATGAGGTGTACAATCTGGCGTTGTGGTATAATGATGCGTTGACTTGTGTGGAGTCGAATAATCATGGGTTGACGACGATCACCCAGTTGCGGCATTTGGGGCATCCGAATTTGTTTCGGAAGCGGATGTTGAATCGTTCGGCTGCGAAGGTGTCGCAGGAGTTTGGGTGGAAGACGACTCGTACGTCGAAGCCGTTGTTGATTGATGATTTGGGTATGGCGTTGCGGTCGGGCGAGTTGACGATCCATGATCGGTACACGTTGGCGGAGTTGCGGACGTATGTTCGGAATGAGCGTGGTTCGATGGGGGGGTCGCCGCATGATGACCGTGTGATGGCGTTGGCGTTGTCGAATGAGATGCGCCAGTATGCGTTTATGCCTGAGTTTGCGCCGAAGGCGGACGATTATTGGACTATTGATTGGTTTGCCCGGATGGTGAAAGAGGACCCGGATCCGGATTTGAAGATCGGTTCCCATACGGTGCGTGGGACAGTCTGACCAGTTCCTGTAGAGGCTTTATTAAGACTTGGAGGTCTTTGTGGCTAAGAATTTTGTGTCGCACACAAACGGCACGGTGACGGTTGACGGGTCAAGCGGTCAGAACAACAAGATGGAGCGTGGTGGTTCTGTCGTGGCTAACCCGATTTGGGAGCCTGCGGCGCCGAACTCTCCGAAGCAGCGGTTGGACAGCCCGAAGTACGCCAATCAGACTGGCGGCTATGGTGAGGTCGGCGTTCGTGAGACGCCGTTGAATCAGCATGGACCGACGGGCAAGGTTGAGCCGTCCAAGCCGCAGCCTGACCTGAAGGGTCACAACGCTGCACCGCACACCAAGCGCCCTTAGCGGTGGCTGTCCTCCCCCGGGAGGCTTCTTTCGCGGAGTTTCGGGACTATGTCGCGGAACACCGCGGGGACGTTCCCTGCGCTGAACTGGATGACCTGTGGGAGCGGCGTCTAAAATTGCTTGGTATCGGCTTCGCAACTGGAGTGGGTTACCGCTCCACGTTGCCCCCCGACGAGCAGCATCTGACCCGCAACGAGCGCGGCCGAAAAGCCGAGAGGGAAGCGTTGTCTCAGGGCCGGAACATCGAACGTCTACCAGATAAGGCGTATTTCTGATGGCGCGCAAGACGCGGGTTGAGCAGCATGAGATTGTTCAGCGCCGTGTAAGGTCGTCTGGTCGTTGGCGTGACGAGATGGGCTACGACAGCCTGTGGCGTCGCATGAACGATTTGTATCGTGGCAAGCATTGGCCGCGTACCACTGTTAGCAGCGAAGATTTGATCGCTGTGAATCTGGCGTTTAGCACGGTGAATGTTATTGCGCCGTCTGTGTCGGTGAACCATCCTAAGATTGTGGTGTCTCCGACGTTGCCGCAGGATGCTGACAGGGCCACGTTTGTTGAGGCTGTCGTCAATTACATGTGGCGGCATCACGATTTCCGCAATCCGTTCCGACGCTCCGTCAAGGATTTTCTTATTTTCGGCCACGGCTGGCTGAAGGTTGGTTGGAACTTTGTGGAGCAGGAGCGGTCCTTGGGGGATACGGAACGTCAGGAACTGGCGGAGGACGCCATGTTTGAGGCGAACCTGTTCGGGGCGGAGAACCCCGAGTTGGCGGGTGGTTTGCCCAGCGACGAAGAGTTGATGGCTATGGTTCCTCAGACGAGCATGTCGGTTGTGGAGGATCAGCCGTTTGTCGAGCGGATCTCTCCGTTCGACATGTTTGTCGATCCGGAAGCGACCTGCATGGCGGATGCGAAGTGGATCGCCCAGCGTGTTATCCGACGCTTGGAGGACGCCAAGACGGACAAGAACTATAAGCCGTCGGCCCGGAAGCGGCTCACCGCCGACGCGATGCTGTACCCAATGTATGAGTCTTCTAGCCGTCAGGAACGCGAGCAGTTCCTGTTGGAAGAGGAACGGGTAGCGATATACGAATACTACGACATCGCCAATAATACGATGAGTGTGTCGTCGCTGACTGGCGACGAATTCTTGGTGGATCCAATCCCCATGCCGTACGCGTACGGACAGCCGTTTGTCATGTTA